AAACTGGCACGTTGAAGATTTATCAGAAATGAAAAAGACGTGCGATAAAAAGAAAAATGGCCTTGATTGGGGATTTTCGAATGATCCTAATGCTTACGTGAGTATGCACTTGGACATTCAACGTAAAAAACTATACATCCTTGATGAACTGTTTGTTAAAGGAATTGATAACGAGGAGCTGGCTAAATTGTTAAAACCGAGGATTGGCTCTGATATTCTGATATGCGATTCTGCTGAACCGAAGTCGGTAAAAGAGCTTAGAAAATACGGCATAATGGCATTAAGTGCAAAGAAGGGTCCGGGCTCGATTGAAACCGGATATAAATTTTTAGGAAAGTTTGAAATAATAGTTGACGTGAATTGTCAAAATGTAATCAACGAACTGACAATCCACAAATGGAAAGAAGATAAGAATGGTGATGCGCTACCAATTCCTATGGATAGGGACAATCACGGAATAGACGCTATTAGATACGCGCTTGAAAGCGAAATCGGAACATCGGAAGCAGGAATGAGAGTTATCAATTATTGAACCGGGAGGTGAAAGATGAACAAATTACAAAAGTTTTTAGCGAATATGATAGGCGTTAAGACATATAGCGGAGAACAATTACCTTTCAGAGGTTCGGACGTTTACAACGGCGTTCAGTATCCTCCCGGCTCGCATGGCCTCAAAGCTCAGGAACAAGTGTCGTGGATATATGCCTGTGTGCAGAAAAACGCAAATAGAATAGCCGCTGTCAACTGGCACTTGATGAGAAACGATAAAGAGATGACATTAGACAGAGCGTGGAAAGTGTTTGAAGCGGGAAACCAATTCATGACGACATATGATTTAATCAATCTGACAATCCAGTCTCTTGAATTGCTCGGTGAAGCTCATTGGTTGATATACAGCAACGCAAGGGGGCAGCCTGAAACGTTGTTGCCTCTTAATACATCAGGGATGAAATTGTTTTTCGATGAGAGAGGGATACCTTCTTATTGGGTGTATACAGTCGCTCAGGTTCAGCAACGTTTGGAGTTCGAAGATGTTGTTTACTTCCGGTATCCTGACCCTTCTAATGCGTGGAGAGGTCTATCACCTCTGAAAGCAGCAACGAGGGCAGCGGATACAGATATTGACGCTTCGCTCTGGAATAGAAATTTCTTCCGAAATGCAGCAGTTCCGTCTGGAATACTCAGCACAGAACAACCTATAACGGATTCGCAGGAAACGAGGATAAAGACTTGGCTTAGGAGATTCTACGGCGGTGTTAAGAACGCTCACAGTGTTATGTTGTTAGAAAACGGGATGCACTTCGAACCTATGCAGACGACACAGAGAGACATGGAATTTTTGGCACTGAGAGAATTTACACGTGATGAGATTTGCGCAATATACGGCGTGCCACCTGACTTGCTTGGAATAAGCGGAAACAGCAACAGGGCGACAGCTTACATACATGAGATAACATATGCAAAAGACACTTTAACGCCTAAAATTAAGCAGATTCAGGGGGCGCTCAATAAATATTATCTTAAAAAGTTTGAGGCAGGCTTAAAGTTTACGTTTGATTCTGTCATACCGCAGGACGATTTGATACAGTCAACAATTAACACAAAGTACGTGGCTGCAGGAATTTTGTTGATTGACGAAGTGAGAGAAACACTTGGGAGAGATCCACTTCCTGAGCAAAAGCCGGAGCCGGAAAAGACGTTAAAAAAAAAAGACTTAGAACGGACTAAAGAGTTAAATGAGTACCAAGTAAAAATCAGAGATGTTGTCAAGCCGTACGAAAAAGATATAAAGGGCTGGGTTGCAGCACGATTCACACAACAGCAGAAAGAGATGATAAGACGGCTTAAACGATTGATACTATCGGATAAATCATACTCAAAGGAAGAAGAAGAAGAGCAAAGGCTTCCGCTTATATCGTTTACACTTGCAGCTTCTTATGCAGCTTTTATGACTGAATGGATATTGCAAGGCGAAGAACAAAGCGTCTGGGCTGAATATTTCGCAAGCAAGTTTCCGGCACCGGTGAGGGCAGCAGCCGAAGCGTTTGACGATCAATTCGGCATCGGAATCAACTTCATGCAATTTGATGAAAATGTTGAAAAGATGGTGATGAGAAGAGGCCAGAGATTCGCAACAAGAATTAACAGCACAACTTATGATGATCTTCGGGTAGCCCTGATTGACAAGATGCTTGAAAAAGGATTGAATGAAAGAGAAATGGCAACAACTATAAATGGCATCATGGGGATGGAAAGAAGATCAAGGCCTGAGACAATTGCCAGAACGGAATTGTTTTCAGCTATCAACGAATCACATCAATTGACTTTGCAGGATAATGGAATCAAAAAGAAAGAATGGTCAGCGGCTTTTGACGAACGAACACGGGAGGCACACGCAATTGCAAACGGGCAGATCACAAAAACAAACGAACCTTTTCTTGTGGGAGGCGAACGGTTAATGTACCCAGGAGACCCGTCAGGTTCAGCAGGCAATGTAATAAATTGCAGATGTCAATTAATACCATTTATAGAATAACGGAGGTGAAGAATGGACTTTTTAGAGCGAACAAAAAACATACCTTTCGAGGTAAAAGAAAGCAAAAACGAACGGACGATTGAGGGGATAGGGTCAACAGGCGCACTGGATAGAGATAACGACAGACTTTTAGTTGACGAATGGAACCTTGACACGTATAAAACAAACCCCATATTTTTATGGGGGCACGATTCATGGGAACCCGCAATAGCCACGGTTGAAGAAATCAAAACAGAAGGCGGGAGATTATTATTTAAGGCAAGGTTTCCGAAAGCTGGAATCTCACAAAAAGCTGATGAAATTTACGGGCTTTACAAAGAGAAGATTTTAAAGGCATTCTCGGTAAGGTTCAGATCACAGAAATATATACAAAACGATGATGGAGGATATGACTTTAAAGAATTGGAGCTGCTCGAAATATCAGCGGTGAATATTCCTGCAAATCCTGACGCGACAGTGTTAAGTGTCAAAAACTTAAAACCAGAAACACCAAAAACGGAGGTTAAAAATATGCCAGAAGCAAATGCAACACCGGAACAGGTTATCATGACACCTGAACAGGTGGAAGCTAAAATAAAGGAATTGGCGACAGAAATAGCGAAGAACACATCAGAAAAGAATAGTGCTATTTTCGACGAAACAAAAAAGAGTTATGAAGCTAAAATTGAAGCGCTCGTGAAAGGTCTTGAAGCGCTCAACCTCAAACTTGCAGAGTTTGAAGCGGCAAGAATAGCTGATGCTGAAAAGGGAATCGGAATCCTCAAAACTGCGCCTGCTGTTATCTCGAAGCATGACGATTCGACAATATCAAAAGACTTTTTCAAAGCTTTGAGGGCAGGGGATTACGCAGCACTTGAAAAAGGTAAAGGGTTGTCAGAAGGAACAGATGAGGATGGCGGTTACTTCGTGCCTGACGAGTTCAGAAATATGGTTCTTGAAACAATGGTGCAGGGTGGAGTTGCGAGACGTGAAGGTACTGTTATCCCAATGGGTGGTGAAAAACTCGAACTTCCTGAAATTTCTTCAAAACCAGATGGTTTCTGGGTATCAGAAGGGGAAGTTATCTCAGAAGGTCAGCCTGCAATTGGTCAGCTCGTTTTGACAGCGAAACTCCATGGTATCATAATTCCTATGACGAAGCAGTTGCTCAGCGACTCGAAAGTTCCAATAGCCCCACTTCTTGGCAGAACATTCGCTGAAAAGTTTGGTCAGGCGGAAGATTATCAGGCATTTAACGGAGACGGTACAGTATTTACAGGTATCTTAAACAACACAGATGTTACAGCCGGAACGGTTACAATGACAGCCACAAACACGGCATTTACAGATGTTACGCTTGGGAATTTGTTTGACGTTTTGGCGGCAGTGCCTTCAACGACGTTATCGTTCTCAAAATGGTTCATGTCAAGAACCGCGTGGGCTGCAATCAAGAACATGAAGTCTGGAGATTCTTACGTGTTCAATCCTGCTGAAATGACATTGCTTGGTTTCCCGGTTGTGTTTGTTGACCAGATGCCGTCAACTTCGGCTATCAGTACA